AACACCCGCTTGCATACCGCCAGCACCGTAAGCTGTGCCAAGCGCACCGCCTAACATGCCATTTATCCCGGCAACACCCTCAACGGGCATCCCTTGAGCGTTAAGCTGTTGTGCTTGGCCTCGTATGTCATCTAAATACGGTTGTTGGCTAGGATCAACAAACGTCGAACTGCTAGATGAATTGGATGTTTTGTTTTTACCGAAGCTAAACATTCCCATGATATGTTCCTATGCTATTTTGACCCAGCTCGTGTCGTAGTAATAAAGACCGCGACCTCCGCTTGGATTCCAGTTAGTGCCGTCTGCAAAAACAACATCGCCAACCTGTGGCTTTGCGGGTTCTGCATTGATGACGGGTAAATTTAATGTCTGTCGTGACGTTGTAAAACTATTTGATATCCTCACAAGCTCACCGCTTATCCAGCTTCTAATATCTGGCACGCTTTGAGCCGATGAGCTTGTTGGAACATAGCTCATCGTGTTGCTACCTCACTAATATCAATATCTAAGCCGGTGAGTCTCCAATAGTCAGAGGCGCTAACACTCTCAACCCTTAACGCTAAGTACCGACCGGAAGATCGTACATCTATCTTGTGATCTGACTCGATATTGTATGAGTTGGCCGAGCCCCATAAGATGCCATCTTGAGGTGTGTGGCTTGTGCCAATGTAAATGTTAACGGAACCCTGCCCCTCAATCTGTGGGAGTATTCCCTTGAGCTGTTTTATCGTGTTAGTTGCCTTACCAATTACCTGATCTAAATCAATTTTGGTGGCCTCCACAAAAGCATTTACCGCAACGCCTGAAGCTCCATGCGTGTCATTCATCGTAAAAAGTTTTGATGCGACATGCCCAGCGCCAAAGAGCTTTAATGCATTAGCGTCAGCACTAAGAGATGAGCTAGACCAGTAGTCACTTGTTGAACCCCAAGTACCAGCGGCTGAGTCCCAGTTGTTGCTAGTGTCCATCCTCTCTGAGACCGTTAAGGCTCTGAGGTTAGGCAAGTCAATAAACGTAAAAGCGTTCTGAGCCCAGTTGTAAACTAACGCTCTGTTTGCTGATTCTGAGTCAGCCGCGTCTGCGTCTGCGTAACAAATCCATACTTCTGATCTGTCGGTTACCGTCTGGCAGAAGACACTTCTCTTGTCTGCTAAAGAGTTAAAGAATGTGCGTCTAACTCTCTTATCAACAACACTTTGTTTTTGGTTACCGTCGTGAACATATATGTCGTTATGACCCACAACCAAGTGCTTGCCAAAGAACTCAGCGCAAGCACCTCTGTTTATAATGCCGTCATCGCTAAACACCTCACGGAAAGCAAACACAAGTGGTGCGCCAATAAAGTCCATTGCAAAGACACCACGCTCTGCATAAATAATCTGCGAGTTGTTAAGTGTTAGCTGATCGATAAGATTCCCGTTGTTACCACTTAGTGTATTCTCTCCAGCTAAATTAGTCGGGCTATTAATAGCGTAATCTGCCGGAACACCTGTAGGATCGTATTCATCAGACCATCGAACCGTGTAAGGGTACTTATTACTTCCAGCCTCATATCCAGCCATAATCAAAAAAGACTTATAGGGTTTGAGGCAATGGGTTCTTACGCTTGAAGGCCAAGCTGTAAGGTCTTGAAAACGAGACTCTGATGGCTGCATAAATTGCGGTACGTCACTGCCATTATTCATCATCAACGCTGTACCTAATTGCTCTGATTGCCAACGAGGGCTGTTAGTGTAGTTGGTAGCATCAGATGTCTTTGTTACATTGGTTTGAGTAGACCCGTTGAATCTAAATATCTTGTTTAGCGTGCCAATGACAACAGTGTTGTTACCAGCAAATAACCAACCGTGGATGTGCGTAGGCGCTACGGTCGTTGTAAATCTATCACTGTGGCCTAACGCTTTTCCTAACCGGCCTTCATGAAAACTTACATTGTTGCCGTTTGGAAATTGCGTTAGCTCTAAGTCATAGGGGTCTTGGTCAGTAACAATACCACCGGCGCCAATGCTTCTAAGCGGGACGTAAGCCATTAATCTGCGATTCTTTTAAACATGTAAACGGTAATGTAAGGCTGCACGATTGTATGCGCCGTGCCACCTCCAGTGGACGCTGTAGTACCAGATTGACTTGAGGTTAGTACTCCACCGCCACCTCGGTCATTATCCCCAGCGGTTGTCTGGTGGGCAGTAAATCCGTGTGTATGACTAGGCATCTCTGCAATTGTTAACGTGTGTGTCTTCGTACCACCGATTTCTTCAGCAGTATCAAAGTCAGTGTCGCCTGAATCTACACCCACCATAACTCGTCCAGCACCAAATGCTTCCCAGTTACCACCAAACAAGGTGCTTGGGTTGGTTGCTACAACAGATGTGTAAACAGAGCCGATTGGATAAACAGCTAAAAGTGTTGTCTTTGCATCTAATGCTGATTGCAAACCAGTTACATTTGTTAAGGCAACAGCGCCGCTAAAATTACCCGCAGTTAGGGTGTTACTGTGGGGGTTGTAGTGAAAGCTGTTGTCTGTGTCCTTGTTCAAATATTCAGTGTCGTTTGCACTTGCAGTTACATCTTCACCAAAAACCATTCGATGATTTTTGTCTGCGGAAACTGCGGGCGCATCTACCGATGATGCAATTTGAGCGACGCCTGTTAAATGTCCTGTCACGTTTGCAGTGAGCGTTGCGTCAGTGCCATTAGTCCCGTTTTGCAAGATAATACTTGTGCCGTCGCTTGCGTAAACATCGCCCTGAATCTGTCCGACAATATTTCCTATAATGTTTGCCGTTACAACAGTCGCAGTAAAGCTTCCATTTGCGTCTCTCTTTACAAGAGTAGACACGGTGTTAGCGTTGGTTGCTGTGCCAACATCCGTTGCCGCTGCGTTGAGCGCAGTGTGGGTTGCAGACACTTCACCGGCAATGTTTGGGAATGATCTCTGAACTACGTCTTTTAAAAGGCGAATGTGGTTGTCGCCGTCGCTAACATTGTCGTTACTAGTTGGATTAGCGGGGACTAAACCGGTGACGTAGGTTGAGCTTGTATTAGCTTCAAGGCCCATTATTTTTTCTCCTTCTTCTTGCTGGCAAGACCTTCAAAAGCGCCGCCGCCGAAATAAAAGCCGACAATTGTCAGCATGATCCAATCAATTTTAAAAGCTGTAATAAGCTCTTGAACGGCGGTTATGTCTCTCTTCATAAAAAACAAAACGAGAACCATTAGATAAGAACCAACAAACGTAAATCCGAATATTAAAGCTATGTAGCGTTGGGCAACCTTAAATGGTGCGTAACTGGTTAATAATTCAGTTTTGGCTTTAGTACGGGCCTCGATCATTTCTTCATCGCTAGTGTGCATAGAATCAATAAGGTCTAACCCTTTACCGATAACATCTCCACTGCCCAAAATTGTGCTTAAAATGCCCATCACTTATGCCCTAATAGCTTTTGCACAGTGTCCGACTCATAAATTCTTAACGCCATCCAAATAATAGTAAGAAGTGAGGCCATTGGTGGCAGCCATGTAAAAAGACTTGCAAGCCCAGTGCTTGCCGCAACAACATCTACAGCCGTTTTAGATTCTTCTGTCATTTTATTTCCTAGTAGGTCCATAGCATTGCGGTGTCTTCGCGAGTGTCTAAATGCACAAATGTTTTAGCACATCCAATACCTGTGAAACCTAAAGCCATTGCGTGTTTAACTATCTCGTGTCTTTGCTTACCGCCAATCACCTTGATGTCAGAGGCAATTCCTTTTGTGTGATATCCACCACCACCGTTTGGCTTAACAATTTCGACCGAATGGGACGGGTCTCTGTACCCGCTGGTAACAATAAAAGGCCAGCCCACGACGCTGCGGAGTAAATCAAGTTTTCTAATAAACTCGTCTTCCATGCGGTTTTCGCCGGTTTCTTGGCAGTCAAAGTCTTCTCTTTTAAAATAATTGAAATCACTCACGAAGTTTCTCCAAAACTCTTGCACAAGATTGAATCTCAATGTTCATATCTAACCTGTCTTCTCTTTGATAAAAAATAACGCCTTTTATGTCTTCAGGTAAGCAGAAATATACAAGGTTTGCGTCTAACGCCACCAAAGCAAAAAAATCAATTTCAGATTTTTTATAGATAACATTTCTATGTCGTACCGTTCGCCATCTCCAATACCTGTAATTATTTACTTGTTTTGGATATTGAGTAGTTTTAACTTGGCACTTAAAAAACTTACCGCTGTAGTCTTCGGCGATTAAGTCATAAGAGCTTTGGGATGATGCGAATGCTATCGTTTTAAATTCACGTTGTAGCACGCTTGCGGCAAAGAATTCTCCAGCGTTACCTATTGAAACAGAGTTAAAA